CACACAAACAGTTTATCACGCAAATAGTGCACCATGTCGATGGTCTATTTGTCAACAATCTGATAGTGCATCACGACAGTATTTTGAGTCTACCATGGGGCTATTTATCATCAATCTGATAGTGCACCACCGATATATACACCCATGATTTTGTTGCACTTTCAGCAATTGCTGGATTGAAAGATATCCCATTGACACTATCAGGATTTCCGAATGTCATTCTAGGAAACCTAAAAGTTAGTTATTCCCTTTTTTATATGTTGGAATTGAGGTTGCTTACCTGCTTCAGGCGGTGATCTGGGGCATACTTTGATATTTTTAGGTATTTTCTTTCTAGTAGCTGATAATTATGTGAGCGAGGGCAATCCGGGGCATACTTTGATATTTTTAGTAATTTTTATAGAGCTAGTGCAAGTATAATTACACGGAGGGTCACTAGGTGTTAGGGGTCTGAGTCTAGTCGTCTAGTTACTACTGGTGATAGTCTTATTACCTTAGGGAAGTTATGTCAAAATACCTTTTTATGCGCAAGGTCAAGGTCTATCTTGCCGCTAAAATTGGGGGTATTTTTAGACTTTTTCGAGAGTATCTTTAATAAGGCCAGTCCCATTACAGTGGGGGCAGGGAATCAAGTGTTTCTGCTTCTGGAGTTTATTGGCAAAAGATCTACCTGACCCGAGGCCGTATTCACATTCCTCACATATAATATCGTCGTCCACATGAAGTAAATCACAGTCATCGGTTAGGTCCATAAAATCAGAGTTGAGTATTACTCGCCCGCCACACTTTGGGCAGGAGGGCCACTCATTATCCGTTGGCTGGTATTTAGTGTGCTTACGTAGACAGCCCATCTATGCCTCCTTTATTAATTTCATACCCGATGGATATCATGCCGCAGCGAGAGGCGGCCTGCACTAAAGCCCCTGAGCCAGCAAATGGATCTAACATTACGCCACCAGCTACCGCATATGGTGATACCATCCAATCTGCGACTGCTGGAGGTAACTCTGCCCGCCGACCTACTTTTATTGGCTCGACCAGAATATGATCTAAATACCCGCTTGGCGGAAGTATTTGTGACTTGCCCTTACGGAGGGCAACTATATTTACTGACGCCCACTGCCAGCCGGTTGTCTTTACTTTAGTTCTCGTTTTGGGTTTACACCAGGTGGCAATTCTAACGGGCTCCACTAATCCTCGGACCGACTCCACCATATAGATAGTGCTGCGCCAAGAGGCAGCGCACATAATTAACATCCACCCGCCCTTTTTTAGCCGCCTGGCGCTTTCTCTAAGTACTGTAGCGACCGTGGCGGTGATGGCGTGCTCGTCACCAGTTCCTCCAAAAGCATAGGGAGGGTCCGTGGCAATAAGATCTGGATGGGGATTATACTCCTCCAATAGATCTAGAGCGTGGCCGTAAATAAGTTGAATTGTCATTGGCGTATACTCGGCCAGTATTTTACCGCAGAGTAAATATCTCGTTCTTCTTTTGAGGTAAGGTCCTGCCAGATGCGGGTTATTCGTGGATGTCGTCTGGACTGACATTCGTCCACGGCTAACCGTTGAAATTCTTCAACGCCCTCCCAGTCTTCAATTATCCAGAGCTCCTCGGCGTGCCCGGTGATTTCCACGCTCTGAGGAACAATACCTTTGGGCCCGTCGTCACAGTATAAAACGTAAAACATTAAACCTCCGTGCAGCCTTCGACGTGGTAACTTATTTTTACTCTCGGCAGGATATAAACGTTCCAGAAAATATCCGCCGTTATGTCATGTGTGACCATTATATACGGCTCAAGTTCTTTAGCTTGAAGCTGGGTGAAGTGTTTATTGGCAGCTGCCTCTGCTGCCTCAGAGGGTGACCGCGCCCAAACTTTTAACCCCACGCCTTCATTGATCGTACACCAAAATGGCCGGCAATCACATGCTGAGGTTACTGCATGAGTGCCACAGCGGGTACAACACAACATCTCTTACCTCGTAGAGCCTTAGAGCTATTTCTCTTTCTTTTTCTTTTCCCTGAGACGGCGGTCAACTGTGGATAAAGAGCAGCCCAGCTGCTCAGCAATTTTTATACGGGTTAGCCCTTCGGCTCGGAGGCGCCAAACGTCTTCTGCATCAGGGCAGCCATAGTCTATATAACAATTTTCCCTCCTAAGCAGCGCTTTGATACCTGACTGACTTGCTTTATATTTTTCTGCTAGCTCCAGAGTTGTTAGGCCTTTATACCTATCATTTTGGATCTCACCTATAGGAAGCCGTGTCTTTTTTCTTTTTCTTTGGTGCTCCTGCCCATCGACTTTTTGAAAAACTCGTTGAACGCTCTGTACCCAGACCCCCAGCTTTTTGGCAATTTTTGTGGCGTCTAACCCTTTCGCCCGAAGGGCTAGCGCTTTCTCAACATCAATGGGCTTACGCTCGCCCCCTCGGTGCCGATGGCCTATCCCATGCTGTCGGAAAATGCGGTACACCGTGCTAAGTCCACAGGCATATTTTTCAGCAAGCTGCGGAGCCGTGAGTTTTTCTGCATCCTCCGCTAACCTTTTTTCATCGGCCTCGCTCATCAGTCTTGTTCTATTCATCAGTTTATTTCTCCATCCTTAGTTATGGTGGGGTTGCAGCTGCAGAATCCGCCACATACCATCGGGCAGCCCTTTTCATGCTTTACAGTAATATCGTCGTCGTTGGTAAGGACGCCTGCTAACATGAGCCTCGCTACCTTGCGGATCCATGCATGAGGGGACAGTTGGTCAGTCAAAGGCTGAATGGTAAGATCTGTAACTAATGGTGACACGGCTATTCTCCTGATAGTTTTTGGCGGGGATTTATTCGGCCGCCTTCTATCCTAGAAGATAGATCGACCGTTGATAGTTGTCAAGACTTTCTGGAAGGTAGACCAAGACGACTTACACAACAGTCCTTGAATTTCTTTCCCGACTCACAGAGGGGGCACGGCCGATTACGACTTAGTAGGATACGTGGCGCGTCCTTATTCTCTTTATGGACTAAATAAGCTTTACCTTTATCTATGTTAATCAGCCAGGGAGAGCGCTGCTGTTGCAGGCTCTTTGTGAGGGCATCCATAGCCTCGGGGGGCACGCGGGACAGGTCGATATCTGGGTTCATTTATCACTTCCTTATTTACAGTGGTTGACATAGGTACCTTGGTCAGCTATTGTAGGACAAGTAGGAGAAAAACGCACGTCAGCTTTAGAAAGGGCGGCTAATTTCAGAATGGCTACACCGAACTGGTATCATCGAGTCCCTGTGGATATCGACATGTCCTTAGATCCGGAGATCCGGCTTATGGCTCAGGTGATCGAAGAGGCCTTTGACGCAGATCGGGAGGAGCTGGATTTACGTCAGCGCCTCAAGATTATGATAGAGGCGAGTCGGACCGCAATACAAGGCAAGAAGGATCGTGCGGGTCAGTTCACCGTCGAGCGNCTGGGCTCCTTCCTCTACAAGTTGACTATGGCTTTACGAATGCACATCAAGGATCCTAAGGTCATTAAAGAGATATCTACGTCCGTTGCCCTCCTTCTGAAGGAATACGAATTGCCAGTGCTGATTTCGACGGTATCTAATGAGAAAACCTAAGACAGCAGAGGAAGTCTTTAGCCAGTTTTCACAGTGGCTAGACACCTCAACAGAGTTAGAAGAGAAGGTTCCTGTCGAGCAGTGGCTTGAGGATCCTTATTACTCTGGATATCTCGCTAGCTCCCTGTGGCCTGGGGTAAAAGAGGACATTACCCGGATCGTTAACCACAAGCCGCACCCTAAGATTATCGTTATAAAAGGTGGCACAGGTACCGGAAAGACAGCAACCTTTGAGGGTTTGTGCTGTTACAGAGCTTATGACCGCCTTCGCTATGCCTCTCCCCCCCGTTCTTTTGGTTTACCTGAGACCTCTACTATCGTAATCGGGTTTTTCTCATCCAAACTGTCCAAAGCAAAGGACGTGGGATATCAGAGGTTACGTCGAAACATAATGTCCTCCCCCTGGTTTAGAGAGAAGCATCCACCTAATGATCGCATCAATAATAAACTAGTTTTTGGTGCTACTGGCTCGTTTGTTATTACTCCGCTTCCTTCTACTGTTGATGCTGCCATCAGTGAGGATTTTTGGCAGGCTTACTTTGATGAGGTCAATTTCTGGGGTGGTAAGGACGTAGACTCGGTGGACGACGTGGTGGCTGAGGCCATTCGTCGTATGAAGTCCAGAATAGGTATCGAGGACTGCTACCAAGTAGTGCTGGCGTCCTCTGCTACGACTTGGAATAGTTATACCGAAAGGATGGCCGCTGAGGCCGACCTTGTAATTGATAGGACGCGCTGGAGTATCCGTAAGCAATCGGCCAAGTATTGGTTCTTTATTGATGTAGGCACAAAGAGTGTGCAGCCAAAGATCGTCAGTAAGCNGGACGAGAATGTTCCCGGCCACGAGCGCGTATTACTCGTTCCTCAGAGGATGCGAGAAACTATTCTTCCTAGAGTTAAAGGCCATCGTATTGTCTCTGTGCCAAATATTCAAGAACCTGACAAGCTCTCCTATCTTGAAGAAGCACAGGGAGACATTAAGGGTTTTTTACAGGATTGGGTAGGTATCGCCGTATCTGATCAGCTCCGTCTCTATGGCCCCTGGATCAATCGTTATCCCTGCCGAGACAGTCTTAATCCCGAAGAGCTCCGCCTGGGGAAAGACAAAACCCCAGAGATGAAGCTTCTGCCAGATGAAAACCCTCGTGTTCTTCACGTAGATCTAGGTTTAGGTAAGACTACCGAGAAACGGACTGGGGACTGGGCCTCTATTGCCTGCGGTTTTCCAAGAGGGGTGGAGATGCAGGAGACGGCTGACGGAGTTATGGAGAAAATCCCCCTCGTTGCCTTGGATTTTGCCATCAGAATGCGAGCAGAGATGCGCGGTGAAGAGCTGGAACTTGATCGAGTCATGGAGGTGATTTATCAGGTTGCCCAGGAGCGTCAGGTCCATATAGTAACGTTTGACGGTTTTCAATCGGCGTACATGATTCAACTGTGTAGTAAGAATGGTGTCCGGGCAGAACGGCAGTCTGTTGATCGGACAGGCGATGCGCACAATTATTTGCGCCAGTTGTTTGCCACCAGTCGAATGGACGTTCCGTACTGTCCAGTTCTTTTGAATGAGTTGTTTAATTTAGTTATTAATCCCGGCACTGGGAAGGTAGATCACCCCAAAGTGGATGATGAGGGTAAACCAGGTACCAAAGATCTGGCGGATACAACGGCTGGGGTGGCCTGGACCTGTCATAACGAGCTGGGAGAGATAGAGATTATGGAACCGGAGGTGGAGCTTGAGTGCCTCGTCTTTTCGGTGCCTAACGTGCCGGTNTCGAAAACCCGATGACTGCGCCCGCACCTATTGTTCCCCACCAGACTTCACTGGCTGGGAGAGGCCACCTTGGTTAAGCCCTTTTGTGGCGACGCTGTGTGCCCAATGTGGAGGACCCAGAGAGGTTCCCTCTAAGGAGTTGTGCTATGGATGTCGAGGCAGTGTTGGTGGGGGAGCAGACCCCTACCGAGCGGATTAGTGGCTCTCGTCAACTTCAAGATCCGTTTGATGAATTATATAAGGGCGGGCTTGTTATGGAGCCTGCCTTTGATATCTATCTCTGGGCAGATATGGTGCTGTACTCAACGCGATATAGCCAGCTCGCCCGCACATATGCCAGAAACGTGGCTGGTCAGGGCTGGAAAATTATGTCGACTATCCAGCTGGATAAAAAAACTCCAGAGAGCCTTAAACGAGAAGTGCGTCGGGAGGTTGAGTTATTAAAAGACTTTTACGGACACCCCCACATGCGTGTTCAGTCTAAGCTCTTCGTGGAAGAATCCCTCCCTGAGATACTCGTTAAGATGTGGATTGATCACGACACTATTGGTAATGGATACCTCGAGGTGCAGCGAGATATGAAGGGGTCGCCTAATGGCCTCTGGCATCTACCTGGTATTACCATGCGCTTACGCTCAGATCTTCAAGGATTTGTGCAGCGTTCTCTTGGTCAGAACGATTACGTCTACTTCAAGCGTTATGGTGATCCGAGAATTATGGACTGCCGCAGCGGAGAGTTTGTAAGTGGACGTAAACTTAAATCACTTAAACTTGGTGACCATGCCAGCGAGGTGATTCATTTCGCTGATTATAACCCTACAGGGACCTATTATGGCTACCCCAAAATATTCGCCTCGGAGTGTGCAGTAGCTGGTAATAGGGCTGCTGCTCAACGAAACGTGGCGTTTTTCAAAAATGACGCCGTACCTCGAATGGCCGTTATCATCTCGGGTGGCGGTTATTTGAATCAAGCAAGTGTTGATCGCCTAACTGAGATTTTCTCTGCCTCGGCTAAAGGTTCAGCACTAAGCCATCGAGTCGTTGTTCTGCAGGCGAAGGCTGGTCAGGCGGTTGGAAAACCCCCCACTATTACTTTGGAGCCTCTGACGGTAGGGTCAACAGACGACGCTTCGTTTACTAAATATACTGACGCCAATAATCAGGAGTTGAGGGAGGCGTTTGGTTTATCTGAACTTCACTTAGGTACAGAAGGAAGCGCTAACCGTGCTAGTGCGGCTATTCTTTTGCGATTGGTTAGCCAGCAAGAGTTTGGCCCGTCTATTCAGTCTCTTGAGCACAGAATCAATTCTACTATTACACGAGACTTGGGTGCGCAGCATGCGGTTCTAGAACTTATTCGACCCAAGGTAACTGACCCATTAGATGACGCCAAGATCCTCCAGAGGATGATGCCCGGTGGCGCTTTAAGCCCGCTGGATCTTAGACGCTGGCTGGAAAAAACGCTGGGCTTTGACATGCCTCCCTATGAGGGTGAGGCCTGGGCCTCTGTGCCCTTCAGTCTGTTGCAAACTCTGATTCGTACTAAAGCTGTCCAGCTGGGCCCGCAACTTGTTGAGGATGTTAATAGTTCGTTGCAGGAACTAACGCAATTCTTAGAGGACGCGGAGGATCGAGCTGATGATTTGGAAGGCTAGCTCAGACTTGGCGCGGTATCACGCCGTGCTGCACACAATTTATGGGCGGCTGCAGCAGGGCCTTAAGCAGGCTGACTGGACTGAAGAAAAGATCAAGCGTGAGCATGAGAAAACGGCCGCTGCCCTCCTGCGCCAAGGAGTTAAACACGAGTCGCCTATTGAGACGGGCCGGCCAGATAAGAGCAGCCATACTCGCTTTGATATAGAGGGGTTGAACGACAGCGAGCTTTTGCATCTACATTCAAATCTTCATAGCCTCTACTCTAAATTGTCCGCTGGTCTAGTGGGTACAGGGTGGACGATCGATCAGCTGATCACCGAGCATGATGATGTGGTGGCGCAGATGACCGGCCGAGGCATGGAGCACGAGTCACCGATGGAGTAGTTATGAGAGGAATAATCTTACCTCAGTCGATAATAGACGCTATTTTAGACGGGCAGCCCTTGCTACCTTTTCATAAAGATCTAGAGCCCGGAGTTTATGGCCTGATTAACGAGGGGGTTGTACGGGCTGAGGTTGAGTTAGGCCCAGGGCGTCAGCTCTCCAAGAGTCAGATAAAAAAGCTCAAAGCAGAGGTTGGTCTGACTGACGAGATTTTTAAGGGTCGGTCTATCTTTGTCTATGCCATTAAAGCTGCCAGCGGTCTGGAAGATCAGTTAGTGGCAAGTCAGGGGGCTGGCGATTTAGTCGATTATATGGCCTATGCCCCTCAGCATGCCGCGCTATTCGTAGATTTAGACGGAACGCTTCGTCGTTCAACGGGTGATCTACCTTTTCCTCGTTCTGCCAGCGAGGTCCAGATACTGCCTGGGGTAGCAGCGGCCCTTAAATTTTGGCGAGACCGTGGATATGCCCTCTTGGGCGTGACCAATCAGTCAGGTATTGCCCTGGGGACCATAACCGAGGAGCAGTTTTGGGACGGCTATCGGGCTATGCAGGAGCAGTTAGGCGCGGGCGCTCTTGATGATGTAAGAGTTGCCACGGGGGATGTTCATTCTTTAGAGCGAAAACCTCATCCTACTCTTGGTTGGGAGTTGGCAGAGCAGTACCAGATCTCATTGGTACATTCGTTCTTTGCAGGTGATAAAGATACTGATGCGTGGTTTGCTGAAAATTTAGGTTTAGAGTTTATTCCAGCTAGAAATATAACAGCTTTTGAGCCCCCTCTTGTAGAACTTCCGTTGGTTCCTTTTACAAGAAAACTGGCTAAGTTCCAACGCGATGAGGATCTGACTAAACTCTCCATGGAGGATCTGGTTGGAGCACATTTTTATGCCCACTCAGCACATAATCGCCTGGCTTCGGGGGAATGTTTCGGTGACTGGAGCTCTGAAGATATAGAAGGTTACCACGATAAGGTGGCGGCGGAGTTCGAGCGACGGCAAATCAAGCATACTTCGCCACTTAAAGGGCTACCACTTCCAGCCTTTTACCTTCAGCAGCATATAGAGGCGCACACGCGATCTGACGAGACCCTTCATGCTAAGGCTGTTGAGGGGCTGCTCACACTAGGCTTAGAGCACCCAGGTGAAGACGTAGATAAATCGCTGGATCTTTTATGGGTGGAAAAGGGCGGCTTTTTGTCTATTGGCTCTTCGGGGGTGGAGATGTCTGAAGATGAGGTAGCCGTTGATCAAGTGCTCAACGCTTTTAGCGGAAAGCAGGCGCTGCTTCGCCGCCCTCTGGTATCTCTTACAGGCGGTGTGGTGAACAGAAAAACCACCAAGGGGGACGTGGACATTCATCTTAACTATAACGCCGATGAGCTGGGGGACCGTCTTGATTATCTTTTGAAGTGGCGCCTCCTACGAGCACTGCCTCCAGACATTGCGAAAAAGGTGCATTTTATACACGACGGTGAGGACCATGGCCCAATAGGTCCACACGTTCCGTTGTATTCGTTGGCTCTGGAGCCTATTCCCCCAGAGCAGATCCAGATGTCATTAAATAAGTCGGCCAGCCCCGGCGTGTTTTTTCGCATGGCTAAACCGCTCCGTCCTTCTAAGGAAAGCGAGGCTCAGACCATGGATTCCTTCGTCCAATACTTTCAAGGAAAACAAGGCCCCTGGGAAATAACCAAAAAATATGACGGCGTTCATGGGCAAATACACGTAGGGAAAAAAATATACACCGAAGAGGGCCGGGACATCACTGCCAAGCTTCCTAGTATAATGAAGACATTTGAGGATGTGTTTCCTGGAGCCATTTTAGATGTAGAGATTGAGATGTGGACGGGTCGGACTCATCTTCCTCGGGTTCAGGTTGCTGGCTATCTTTCCTCCAAAGCGGTCGATGATAGTCGGGTGGTGGTTACAGTTTTTGATATTATGCATGACGGCCAAAAAGATGTGACGGGACTTCCCCTATCAGATCGGCGACAAATCCTTGCAACCCGCCCTTGGCCTCAGTCTACCATGGGCATCCCCTCTGCAGGAGTTAACCTTGCTCCTGTTATTAATGTATCTGGCGCAGAGGAACTAGGGAAGAACACAAAACAAATTAGCCGTATGCCAGGCTCCGAGGGCGTTGTAGCTAAACTAATGTCCTCAGTTTTCCCGGAGGGAAACGAAACGAATGACTGGGTTAAATACCATAAGGCAGCTTGGGTAACGGCCGTGGTTATTGAGGCCATACCCACTAAAAATGGCGCCTTTACGCATCGTTATGGTTTAGTTCGCGGCGGCAAGAAGATGATGAATCAGCCTGTTAAAGCAGGGGCTTATTCGGTTTATGAACTTGGTCGTACTTTTGCCTCTAAAGAGAAAATGACCCCAGGCAGTCTATTCACGCTGGAGTTTGAGACGCTTAATTACGTAGAGACTGACCAGGGTGTGGAGGCCAGTCTCTGGGCCCCACGGCCTGTAAAAAATATTGCGCCTAAGGATGCGCCGGACAGTGTAGGCGCAGCAATGAAAATAGCTGAGTCAATCGGTGTATTGTCAGGTGGCTCTGCAGAAGATCGAGCAGATCTTGATCTGGCGCTAACTCCTGCCCTCAAGAGTTTACCCCAAATATCCAGTGGCTCTTACCTTCAGTTATCAGATGAGATTTTCTCCCTGGCCCCCGCCGTTGATGCTGTGGCGTTATGTCAAAGCTTTAAAGATGCTGGCGCTATCTGTGAGCTTCCCGTAGGTAAATCGGATGGTATAACCAGCAGCTCTTTTCCAGAGGGCGCAGCACTTCAGCCGAGTCAAGGGTATCAAGAAAATGAAGAGCCTTCGCAATGGGTGTCAGACTGGCTAAAAGAGCACGGTGTAGCCGATAACAAGCTTCCGCGTTCAAAGGCTGACGAGACGGACCTTTATCTTAGTAATCCCTCTGATGATAAGGTTTACCGCTACGTTATTCAGCGGCATTTTAGGGGAAAAACTGAGCACATGGACTTACGGATGGAGCACGGGCAAAACTATCTCATAGGTTGGACTATAGCTGACCTTATACAAGGTGCTATTGCTGAGCCTATTCTTACCCTTGACGCCGCCCGACGCGTTTCTCAGAATGCCTTTAAGGTAGACCTTGGCTCAGGTGAGTTTGTGACTCGACCCCCACAGCCTGGACATGACGAAGGGGTTCGGGCGGAAATCATTGCCCGTCGTAAAAAAGCCATTCCGCCGCATTGGCTAGAGTATGAGGGTGTGGTGCCCCCACGTAAAGAGGATCCAGACTCTCCTGGTGCCACCAAGGAGTACCCAGGCGTTTATCTTATCGCGGATAAAGGTGAGGCTTCATTCGGGGCGCAAAAAGCTGACTTTCATGAGTACTTTCTTACGGGAAAACTTCAGGGTCGACTCATCTTTAGGCAGTTAGCCACCGACGCTATTAAACGTATTGTGCCTGCCGCAGACGCTGATTTTCGTTCGGAGCTGGCCTGGCTTTGTATCCAACCCGAGGATCAGGAGCCTTATGTACTATCTGCTCGAGCGATAAATCAGAAATGGATGCCTCCCCAAGGTGTTTCTGCTCTTCCTCCATGGGTAAAAGAACGAGTGCCCGATGATCTTAGGTATTGGGAGGAAGCTAACCCTGAGAAGGCTCGTGAGATGCGGGACGCTCTTCGAGAGCAGAACCTTGAATTTACTAAGGGCCAGAAAGAACATGAATTTCGCTGGAGTGTACAGCGACAAATTTATCAGGGTTCGCTGTCTGTTCGTGAGGGGCCTACTTTAACGCAGTGGCACTTGTCGTTGCAGAACGGACGCAAAGAACACTTTGTGGGTGAAGGGCCTAACCCATTTAAATCCATTGAGGGCAGTCTCATATTGACAGATGACTACCCCTGGGACAAAATGTTCTTTGAGGGTGTAGCCCCTCCTGGTTCGGAGCTAAATGATACCAAGGAGACGCGATCGTTGATTAGACTTTGGGACCACGGGCACGGCGAGTGGATCGAGGACGGATCCGAGCATAAAAAAATCCGTCTCGATGGTGAGAGTATAAACGGGGTCTTTGACCTTGCTCGCACTGACGCCGGAACCTGGCGGATCAGGAGGGATAATGCCTGAACTTTTTTCAGCCCCCGATGTAGGTGCTTATGCGCACCTACAAACAGATGAACTTTTTCCTATAGCGCTACCTTACAGCGCCCAGATCACTAAGGCAGATGAGACAGAGGGGAGCTGGACCATCGAGGGCTACGTAGCTACCTCTGGGCTGGATCTGCAAGATGACATCATCACACCTCAGGGCCTTCAATCTGGGGCCAAGAGTTTAAGTTCTTCTCAGCGGTTGCTTTGGAATCACCAACCAAAATATCGGATAGGCACGATTTTGAAAGCCGTAGTCCGTGACAAAGGTATCTGGATCAAAGCAGTTCTAGATAAGGTGGCTCAAGTACCTGACGATGCTCGTCGCAATGACAAGGGTGAGGTCGATGACGTGCGCTACCCGTCAGTTAATACAATCTGGCAATGGGTAAAAGAGGGCATTGTTAGCCGGTTTTCTATTTCTGGTAATGGTTGGGTGAGTGGCAAAGTTTACGTCAAAAACCGCCTGGCTAATCTTCTAGCCCGCCTAGACCTTGGGGAAGGTTCTTTAGTCCCTTTGCCCGCTAATCCTGGAGCAGAGCTCACCAGTTGGTACGTGTCTAAACTCTTTAAGGCTAGTTATCAACC